AACCTCTTTCTCTTTTTTGTTACCAATAGATTTCAACCCCAAAGAAGAATATTTGGATTGACAAAACATCTTCTTCCGCAATAACGCTCACACCAAAAACAAATTGGTTTGCCGTTAAAAACGGTACTATTCGCATTGTTTCACCCCCCCTACTCTTTTACCTCGTTCAACAAAACCTTGACGGGCGTATAATCTTTCTTGCTCTTTTTTCTCCATGCCTTAAGCCACTCAAGAGCTTCTTTCTCGCCCCTAAACAATAACGCCTTAGAAAAGTCCGAATCCACAGTTACGCTATTGATATAAGCTCCGTTTGCGTCCTTTAACGCCCATGCATAAACGTGTTCTGTGGCATCTTCCTTAACCTCTTTGAAGCAAAGCACGACATAGCCTTTTTCAAGTCCTTCGTCTATCAAAACGAATGTGATTTCAAACTCTTTTCCGTCAAGTGGGTGCTCGACCGTCTCACGCCCTAATAAAATTTCAAACTTTAATCTATCACCCTTCTGGAATCCGTAATGTCCATTTGCTATTGTGGCGTTTCGCCCTTCGAGAATTTCATTTGCTCTTTTCTCGGAAATTGTAAATGTGTGTGTCATGTTTTTACCTCGTTTCTGTCAATATCTGATATTCATATCACCGTTTTGGTTAATCCAATCGATGACCTCTTTATAGTTCAATCCACCTTTTTCCTTCGGTCGCATAATGTAGTCATAGACTTGAGGGTGCGTCTTCTTCAAAAGTTCAAATCTGCCTTCGCCCTCTTTCTCCAAGTGGCACCCGAAGCCACAAAACATGCAACCTGTTCTTTTGCACCCCGTTGTCTTTAAGCTCTGTTCCCCGAAGCACATTTGACCTTCGCATTGTTCGTCTTTGTCATAGTCAACTGCTATTTCTCCGTAGACAGAGCAAATTTGAACTTGATTTTCTTTGATGTACTTCAAAACGTCTTGGTTGGTCCAAAATGCCATTGGCGTTGACTTGGGATATTTTAAGTCAAATCCGTTGCAACCGTTTTGAAGCCACTTTTGGGTTCTTAATCGACTTTCATCTGCCATTTCGCCCGTCATAGCGACACGCCCTGTTTTTCGACTGTATTCGTGTGCCGGTTTCTTTTTCATTTCGTTGCAACATTTGTTTGAAACCTTAAAAGGCGCTCTTAGGAAAAACTTATAGCGTTCCTGAGAGTAAGCACTCTTGTCTTCGCTAGGGATATTCGCCTTTATCTCTCCGTTGTCCGTAAGCCAACCTAACATCTGTGCTAATCTTTGGTTCGAACCGCCCTTGCGTTCCTTCATTCTTTGGCTTAGCAAGGTTGCAAGTTCTTCTTCGTTGAGCCGCCCCCCCGACTTGGCGTAAACGCCTGTGCCGTTGAGCTTGTCGAAGAAATACTTATACGGCAACTCTGTCTGTCTGTCTGTCTGTCTGTCTGTCTGTCTGTCTGTCTGTCTGTCTGTCTGTCTGTCTGTCTGTCTGTCTGTCAAGATTTTGCTTTCATCGATTAGCTTTTGCAAGTATTTTTGTGCACCCTCGATTGCTTCTGATACCTCTTTACTGATTAACGGATAGCCGTGCTTTTCAATAACTTGTCTGAAGTTCATCTTGGGTTTTATAAATACACATCTAGGATCTTGCCGTGCGAACTGTCGAATCTCAGGATATTCAAGTCCCGTGTCAACAAATAATCTCGGAATTTTGTTTCCCGGAAACGTCCTGTCAACTAAGTGACTTAAAACTGTGCTATCTTTTCCACCAGAATACGAAATGTATACCCCTTCTTCTCCGTACTCATGCACCCAATCCCTTATTCTTTGCATTGACATTCGCTCTTTGATTGAAAGCGGTAACGATTGCCACTGTCGCAACTCGTCAATTGTGTGCTTCATGCCGTTACTCACCTACTTTCACTCCGCTTTTCTTGTACACATAGTTTTCGAGTTTAATTCCCCAATTAATAGCTCTTTTCTTCCATGCTTTTTCCTCAAGTTCTCTTTGTGCCTGAACGTTGTCGCAACCTCTCAATGAAGGAAATTCATGTTGAATCAACTGCCTTGAACGTCTGACTGTCTCCATGCAAGGAATGTCATTCATCATGGCATCTTTAAAAGGCATATTTAATAACTGCGGATTAAGTTCTTTTACGACCGCAACATACAAATAGCGGTCGCTGTTTCGTGCTTTTTCGTCTTTTTCTAAGATTTCAAGCACTGTGTTTCTGATTTTTTCTTTTTTGCCCATAATTTTTCTCCCTTCTGTTGTCTTAACACCCTCGTCTGACTCTCTGTGTGCCTCGTCTTGCCCTGTCTGTTATCTTTTAGGGTAAAATATACGTTATCACTTTTGGAAACTCGTATACGTCAAAATAGAGAGTCTTAGTCCTTTGTCTCAAGTGCCAAGTTTGGATTAAGTGCGCTTGTTATTGCCTTCCTTACGTTCTCAGGAATCATCATTTGTGTCTTTTCTCTTTCCGTGACCGTCCGATAAACCTTTATGAAGTGCGACTGTGCCACGTTTTCGCAGTAGTTGTCATCTTGTCCCCAAGCTCTCAAAACTTCTGCTGAACCGACTGCTTTTTTAATCTTCTCAGGAAATTCATCAAAGCGTTCTTTTGCATGGTACGTTGAATCTCTCAAAGCTTTGCTGACTATCGCCCAAGCTTCCATTTCTGACATATCATCGGCAGTCAAAATCTCCATAGCCTTTTTTCTTAAATCTGCGGGCGTGGGCGTTCTGCTTTCCGAAGCGATGTAAGCAGCTACAACCTTGTTCATAACCTCGTAGTTTATATCTTTAAGTGTCTCATACCATATCTTGATTGCTTGTGGCGTTTCCAAGAATCCGGGATATGAGTAAACGCTTTTTAGTGTCAACACGATCACGCTAAATTGTTTTTCGTCCATTTACATCATCTCCTTTTCCAACCGCCACGAAGTTTATGTTTCCTGTTAACCACTGCGATTCCATAGTCTTTAGGCTCTACGCCGTTAAAGCGATTACAAAGTTCTAATATTGCTCTCCAATCTATGTCGAAACTCCACTTTGTCGGCATTTACATCAACTCCTTTGCGTTCGGTTCAACCTCTGTGCCTAAATCAAAATGTTCAAGTATGTTTGTTTCAAGGTTTCTGCAACTGACATTGTTAATGTCTCTGTCAATCAAATGACTAACCTTGTATCTTACTCCGTTTAGCGTGAATATATCGCCACGTTTTAAATATCCTAATTCAGTTTTCATAACAACTCCCTCATTAATTCCTTGTTGTTTACTGTTCTGAAAAGTGTCGGCATCTTATCCAAGCACTCTTTGATTTCGGGCAACGAACAATTCGGCAACTCCCATGACAACTCAATCATGGCATCAAAACGATTAATATAACTGTCGCTATGCTCTAAGGCATCTAAAGCCATTCTGTATGCCGTTGCTAGTTCTTCGTCACCTTGCCACTCTTCGCTGAATGTGGCATTGACTAATTTGTCAAGCGCTATCTTCTTGTCCATTTACTCAGCCTCCCTTGTATAATCCATATAATATTTCTTCTGTGCTTACTTTCTTCTTACAATACAAACAGTAAATCGGAGTTGATTTTCTGCGCATATTGTAATTCAAAGAATCACACACGTCTGAACATCCATCTTCTTCTCCGTCTCCGTTATAGTATTGCTCCACAACGCAATAATGAATCGAATAAAAGGATTTATTGTTTCCGCATCTAGGACATACTAATTTACTCATAACAACCCCCTTGTGTGCTTCTCAATGATTGCCAAATCCACATCATGTGCGTTGTATGCGTTTGTTAAGCCGTTAGTCCAACCATGCGTATCGGCAAGGTTTTTAATAGACATATTCTTTGCTTTAATCTCCGCCTTAATCTTTTCAAAGGCTTCTTTAAGCGCCTTATTTTCCGCCAACGCATTTAAAAGTTCCATGCCTAAATCTTCTAGTTTGTTTATTATGTCGTACTCTATTCTTGTTTTCCACTTTGCGACAGTATCAGTGATTGCACTTTTCATCAATTTTAGACTTGAATCGTAGTCCATTGTAATAGGCGTGTGGGTTTCTAGTATGAGTTCTTCCTTGAACTTTTCCCACTTTTCTTCATTCTCTTTCCAATCAAAATTGTCTTTCTTTGGTTCTTCTGTCACTTCACCGATAACTTTTTTGCCGTTGATGATTGCTTCTCGTACATCACGTATTTCAAACGTATCAAGGAAACCACGCTTGATTGTTTTGTAGATGTTTTCGTCAAGGTTGATAAGAAGTGCTACTTTGTTTTCCTGTCCGAATGTAAATGTCGTATCTTCCTTTGGTTCTTGCTCCAAGGCTTTTGATATGGCTTCAAGGTTTTCAATAACCTCTCCCGTATTTCCCGCATCATATTGAGTAGGGCAATTTTCATCACAACACTTGCCACTCACTTCGCATTTCAAACAAGTTATGAAACACTTTAACTTTTTATTTCTCTCCGCTAGTGTCATTCTTCTTCTTCACTCTCCTTGTTCCATTTTTCAATGGCATCTTCCTTGCTTGATAAAAAGTGAAACGCCATTTGTCTATTGTGCAATCCGTCATTTTGCTTATATCTCGGACAGCCTACCGACCATCCAAAATCAAATCCGTCCACTACGTCACGTTTCACAAAGGCTTTACTTCCGCATTGAGGACATCTGTTCATTTATTCACCTTCCTTATCCGCTTCAATGCTTTCTGGCAAACACAACGGTTCTAGCATTTCTGCAATTTGCATTATTGCCTTATGTTCTAACTCTGGAGTTGATATGAAGCTCAATGGTAACACTACGCTGAATATCTTGTTAAGAATAGACTCTTCCAATTCTTCTAACAAGTTAGCAGTATCTCGGCATAAATCAGATACAACAACATGCCCTGTTGATGTTCTATCGTTTTCATGCTCTTTGGCGCATTTTCTTAAAGCGTTTATGTATTTCTGATAATCTATCTTGTCCATTTTTCGTCCTCCTTACTTTCGTGCCTAAAGCATATTTGACAAATGATTGAATATGCCCGAAAGCTCTTTTATCTTTAAGGCTTTCTTTTCATCGTACTTTCTCTTGATTTTGCCTTTTGGCGTTAGCATATTGTTGTACTGAAGATATAAACACGCCGATAATATGCTCAATTCATCTTTGGTTAATTCAACGGTTATTTTTCCGTTTGGTTTAAACTCACCTCTTATATTGCATGAACCCATTTATTTACCTCACCTTCTACATACTGCTAACAATGCACTTGCAATAAAGTCCGTTACCACAATCAAGTGCTGATTCAATCGCCGTTGCAATTCGTTCTTCTGCGCTTGGTTCTTCGAGTGCCTTAATAAGTTCTTTCATGCTATCATCGGTCAAGTAATAACGATTACCATTATTCAGACCTATCCAATTCTCCGTTTCATTAACCTCTGAAACTAAGTTTAGATTTATATGCACCTTCTCATAAGTTCTTCTTGTTATTAAGTCTTTAAACATGCGTGCTGCACTCCCTTCTTGATTTTCTTAAGCTCTTTTCTCATTCTTGCTACACGTTTGTAAAACCGGATTGTTTTCTTTTCAGGTTTCTGCGTGAGCTTCTTTTTTGCCTGTCGTTTATTCATGATCCGTTCTATCCTTTTGTCAAAAATTCATTCAAGGCGCTCATTGTTGCATCTAACTGTTTCTCGCCCTTTGTTTTTTCTACTACTACGGTTTCGTTCAAGTAGGTTTCAAACTTTCCGGGCCTAAAGAGTGTGTCTGGTGTTAAATACTTTTCAAACTCTGTTCCGTGCCAAGTTGTAAACTTCTTGTCGATAACCGTCTTAAAGTCTTCGACTGTGTAACCGTCTTTAAGTCTCGCCCTTATCTTCTCGTTATATGAACTATTCTTGTATGTATAATGTTTACTACATACTTGATTTATATAATCTATTATTTCTTTAATCTCTTCAGAAAAAGATAAAGAAGTAGATTTAGAAGAAGATAAAGAAGAAGAGGGATAACGTAACGTAACGTTACAATAACGCTCTTTTTCTTCATCCCAAGAAACATATCTCATTAACTTGGGATTACTATTAACTAATTCGACGTTTATACCTTCCATACCGTTCTTAAGCGAATCGTTTAAGAAATCAACCAAATCCTTGTCTTTTTTGCCACTGTTGCAGCTCTTACAACAACTAACCACGTTGAAATCTTCATCAGAACCACCTTTTGAACGTGGTACAATGTGGTCTATTGTGCCTGCGGGCTTTCCGCAGTAAGCACATGTTTCACCAAGCCTATCCACAATAAGCGTTTTCTGTCGATTCCTAAACTTTTGCTGTCTAATACGGTTTTGCTCTTTTGCTTTGTCAAATCCTTCAAGATTTTGGTAAATATCCCACTTCGGAATTGAATAAACCCCTTCGATTGTTTCAATCATGTGAAACCTTTCAAACGTTTCCATTGCCAATCTAACCGTGTTAACAGGTCTATGAAAAATACTTGCTAACATTTCATCGGTAAAAGCCATTGTGTCTTTGTAGAGAAATAAGCCGTGGTTGTTTTTCTTTCCGGCAAAGACTAATAGCTTAAACCAAATAAGTTCAATTGCGTCTCGCTCAGGAAGATCATCTATCATTTGGAAGGCTTCATCATCGAAAATGTCTGTGGAAATCTTTATCCACTTAACTTCGTTTGCCATTATTGCTTCTCCTATCCGTATATCCTAAGAAATACCCTGTAACTAACATCGTGATTGCTATAATTGCAACCTCTACTGGCCCCATTTTTTACCCCCTTCTCTTTTCTCGTAGTAGTGACATTCACAAGGCGTATCGGAAATAATAACGTGTCCGTGTTCATCACGTTTGTAGTCGTTCTTCTCTTCGTCCCACTCCCAAGTTCTCATTCTTCCCGTCTTAGTTTTGAAGTCACAATAATTGCCGCATGAATACCTACAAGTTGTCTTGACATTGTATGTACATTTGACGGGCTTCTTGTTTCTGACGGGCTTAATAAGCTCTTTGGCGAACAACTTATTATCCGTGTACCCTTGTCCGTACCATTTTTCAGTTAGTTTCATTTCAAATCCCCTTGTTTGACTTTGTGTGGCGGTCTTTTCGACCTGTGTTTATGGTTTATGGTATGTTTTACCGCAAATCAATTACGGCTTACTGTCGGGCACGATAGACACCTTTATGAACGGTTCTTCCGTATACATGAAAAGGTTTTCTCCGTAACCCAAGTAGTTCGGATTGTCATCTTGAATGACACCTGCTTTAACAAGCGCATCGTTTATGAGCTTTCTTCCTCCGGAAACGATGTTGTCAAGGTCTCGTTTCGGTCCTTTACACTTTTCGCCCCATACGATGTTTAACTTCACACGTTCTTTGGCTTTATATCCACCTAAGTCCTTACGGAGAAACAATGTAATAACTCTCTCCATATCTCTCTTGATGTTTCTATAAGCCATCGGATGTGTTGTTGCTTCGTGTAGCAGATCGTTTAGCCCTGGTAGGCAATTGTTTTTATAGAACGCTCCCTTAATCTCAAAGATAACTACGTCCATACCTTTTTCTGAAGGCTTCTCTTGCTTCATCTTCTGTCATCCCTTCTGCACATTTGCGCTTTTCAAAAGCTAACTGCCCCATCATTTTTGACATCTTACAAGCAATCGGATTATTCTTGTGAAACTCATGGCACTTATCACAACTGCCTATTGTTAATCCGTCTTCTTCAGATAATTGCCTTTCAGATATCCCAAAGACTAAATGATGTAAGGTGTTAGTTGGTTTTCCACAGAAAGCGCAAAACTGCGTGTACTTAGTTACAATGCTCTGCATTTAAAAATCCTCAATAATCAAATCTCGCATGTTAATCGGTCCTGTTATTTTGTGTGTGGCCTTGCAATAATCGCAATGCTCACACCTTATCGGTTCTACTTCACCGTTCTTTACCTGAAGAACACTAGGCATCTTCATTTCAACGATGTTCAAAGCATTATCAAGTGAATATTGGTCGATGTTAACAACCGCTATTTCAGGGTGGTCTGACTTAGTTACAACGCTTATGTAGCAAGGTAGCTTTTTGCCCGTGTTAATCTCGACTATTTTTTGATAAATCGCTAACTGTTGGTCGTAACAAAACGCTTCGATAAAAGAACAATATCCGTAGTCTCTTACTCTCCATGCTTTGTGAATGTCGGCACTTGTTTTTAGGTCAACAATTGCTCTTCCCGGAATGTAAGAATCCATCTTGATTTTCCATTCACAACCTGCCCAATAGCCTGTCATGATAACTTGCTTTTCGCCTGACATTGTTTTCATGAAGTATTCGTCTTTTTCGCAACGTTCAATCATTCTGTTGGCCTGTTGATAAGGCGCTTTCAACGTGAGTCTTTCTTTAAGCAAGTGCGGATATTCTTTAAGGATTTTTGTCTTAGTCCAATCAGCTTTTAATCTGCCGTTCTTCGTAAACATGAAACCGTATTCTTCTCTCATTTCCGATAACGGCATAGCGTAATCAAGCGAAACGGCGAATAAATCAGGATTCTCTTTCTTGAATGTGTCAAGCGTTCCTTCAAAGTAAGAATCAACGTAGGAACCGACTCTAAAAGCTAAAGTCTTTTCTTCTTCCCAATTGCCGTTTAATTCTTCCATCGCCCTTTCTTCGCAACCTTCAACCAACATGCCACCTGCGAAGTTTAGGTATTGGTGGAAGCTCATGTAACGCCTGTTTGCTTCTTCCGAGTAATAGTTTTCATTCGTTAAAACAAAATCTTCCATGTGTTATCCCTTCTTAAACTGCGGAACATCGGGGATATCAAGTGTTATCTGCTCCCCTTCTTCAACAACTTCAGATTCAACCTTCACTTCTTCAGGTGCATCACTGAAAGCATCTACGACTTTATCAGGTGCCGGCCTGTTGTCATAAACTTCGTTGTCTGACTCCCAAGCTTCTCTCTGCTCTGTGTTGTCAAAGTCGGTTTCAATGTTCTTGCAAAGTCTCTTTAAGACTGTCTTCTTCGCCATCTCTTCCCAATGTTCTTTCCACGGTCCTGAACCTGAACATCTTGAGGAACTGTTGCGGATCTTGTTGATTTCATCTTTTGTCATTACTTCAAACAGCATTTTTTCGTCTTTAAATTCTGCGACTGCGAAAACGCCTAAAATTTCATCTCCATTGAACGCTACGGGCTCCCACTTTAGATATGGCTCGCCATTGTCTTTAACTCCGTATATGATTTCGTCACCCTTGCGAACTACCTTTGCGTAAAGGTCTGAAAGCGGTCTGATTGAATACTTCTTTACAAACTTACAAGCTCCCTTGTAACCCAACTGAAACTGAACCGTACCCTTGTAAGGAACTATCCATGCTTCGTTATTCATGAAGTCAAGTCCTAAGTAAGCAGCTCGCAATGAAGCGGTTAGTAAGTCGTTTTTGTTGTACTGCATTAAGTCGGGATTTTTCTTAACGACTGCAATTGTGTTTTGTAAAAAACGCTGTGCGTTAAAGTCCTTCGGAAGTGCTTCCTTGACATAATCAAGTGAAGTATTAAGGTCGTTAGTAAGCGACTGAATTAACTCGTTTGCCATTCTTCTTTTGCTCCTCTCTGTAATGGTTTCTGCACTCGATATACTCTCTTCTGAAACTAGGTCGGTAATAAATAGTTGAACCGACAATGATTTGTACCATGCCGTTTCTGTCAAATACCAAACTGCAAATTTCGTCACAATCTGCGTTGTCTACACACTTGCAAGCTTCATC